TTATCGTGCTTCAGTTCTTTCTTTGAGGAATTCATGGAGCTATTTTTCAAATCGCTTTTCCAATGATTGTGCAGATATAATGGTTTTACCGGCGCATATCAACGTTCTCTCTGTTTTAGGAGTTGCTATTACTACTGTTGTCTTGTTTAAGCTTTTCTCTAAAAGCAAAATTAAGGTCAATAGTGAGGCTAGTGTGGCTCTTACTGCTCGCAATTCCGAAATAGATGCTCAAGCTGAAGTTGGAAGTACACTCATTAGGTTCAGAGAAACACCCCTGTCTTGGAATGTGGTCACTGGCCCTATCCCAAAACATACTTCTGATTTAAAAAGCCTTTTTCAGAAAGTGGCTCGCAACGTTAAAACAGCTAGAGTAGTTTGGCGAAGTGAGAATAAGGAAAGGAGGACTCACATTCTAGGAGTGAGAGGTAACGTAGCACTTATTAATACGCATGCTCTTATGGGGTTGAACGATTTAGAAGTGCAAGTCAAACTCCATGATTTGGATAACTCGTCATGGAAAACTTCTCATATTACCTCCAAGGATATGTTGGATCTTGGTAATGATTGCACTCTTATCTTGCTGTCCTCATTCCAATTTTGCGACATCTCGTCTCATTTTCTCCCTCTTCACCAAGTTAGGAACACGGAGTCAATATACAAAGGTGAGTTGTTAAAAACTACCCACTACAAAGAGGTGTTAAAAGTTAAAGATAGCACACGTGGTATAGTTTTGCACGATTATTGGACTGTTGTGGCTCCTCATGGGCGCGGCAAGTGTGGCAATCCTTTAGTTGCAAAAGTCCAGGGTGGCTGTAGTATTGTGGGTATACATGCGGCTGGCGGGGATACTTGTAACACTATTGTGTTTTCGTCCGTTCCTGATAATTTAGTTCAGTCTTTGGATAAACTTGTAGATGATAGTAATATGATGAAAGTTTCGTCAGAGAGTATGTTAGACTTATCGTTTCGAGAGGAAATGAATAAGAAGAGTGTGGTGAGGTTCGAAGATATGGGCAATATTTCGGTATATGGTACTTTGGATAAGCCAATCCTGGTTAACCAGAAGAGTAAACTCAAGAAAACTCTTTTCCATAAACATATACCTACAATGTTGTTTGAAGAAATGGAGTTTATTGCTGACGAAGAATTTTGCCCCCCTCCGATGAGACCCTTTCGTAATTCTAAGAAAGAGTGGATTTCACCTTATAATCTTGCGATTAACAAGATGAATAAACCACGTGGTTTTGCAAATCGCAAAACT